GCAGGAACTAAGAGATAAAATTAAGATCTTAGCTAAGCGAGTATACCAAGACAGAATTGCTGTTGATCAAGCTGCTGTTGAATATGATGAGCTAACTAAATTCCCAGAATTAAAGGACGTAATAGTATCCCTATTAGGTCCACAATTTAATTTATTTGTTGCCTCAATTGATTGGGTCGCTCCAAAACCTACCACATTTCGTATTAACCTTAAAAACAACGAAAACTTCTATTTAGTTTTTACTCCTAGAACATTTATCGCTGAGATTGAAGGTAAAAAATACTACTTACTTAATCTAAACGAATCAGAAAATGCACAACAGGCGATTGCTCGTATGTTAAGATATGGAGCTCCTGTTATTGAAGGAGAAGTTGACGCAGCAGAGTTTGATACCGGAAGCTCAGGTGGTAACTTCCCTGAAGAAACCTCAACAGATGTATCCGTTGATACTGGAGGTGGGGATGAAGTAACAGTTGATACAGAAACAGACGTAGATGCATAATGGAAGTATTCGATAAATTTTTTCAACAGTACTCTTATAAATTTGATAAAGGATATCCTGACATGAATAATGCTCAGGATGTTTTGTTGTTGGAGACATTGTTGAGTGAAGTTATAGGTGAAGAAATTATATTAGAAAACCAAGACTTAATTACTCTAGTTAAATCCAATATTAAAGACTATGGTGATTTAGAAACATCAGGTAGAGATACTATTAAACTTACCTTCTCAGATATCCCAAATAGAGGAGCTTCTTCGGATGCTATGCGTAAAGATGTTTACGATGAAATTAAAGTATTAGTAGATAAAGAAGAATCCCTATCAGATTTTAGAAAATTAGCTACTGGTTCTTCATTAGGTAGTGCTATAGTAAACTTTGATGGCAAAGATTACAAACTAATAGTTAAAGGAGCCTCCAGTGATACAGCTAGTGATACTGATGTTAAAGAAGCATTAGTATCTTTATTTTATATTACTAATATTGATAGTCCTTTTACTAAAGAAAATTATGAAAGTAGAGTAGAAGATTTAATTGAAATTGCTTCTAAAGGTATTCCGGGTGAAACTAGTGATGCCTCACAAAAAGTAGTAGCCTACTTATCGGCCACAGCAGATGATAATAAAACAGGTAATATCGCATTTATTAACCAACCACTATCATCAGCTTTAGCTATTAAAGAAGTATACCCAGGCCAAAAATTAATTCGTACAGGATTATTTGATTCAATCAGAAGTAAAGCCCAATCCCTTACAGGTTTACCAGCAGATAAATGGTGCCCTGGAGATTTATATGTTCAGTTAGGTAATGTTTCTTTAACTGAAGATGATAATATTGAATTAATTAATGATTTATTCAATGATGAGTGGGGTGGGGATGATAAACCACTTACAGCTGTTTCACTAAAACAAGCAGATGCTCAAGGTGGTAAAGCAAAAGCATTATTAAATAAATATGCATCAGCAAAATCAGATTATAATTTAACTAAAGATGAAATTGCTTTAGATAATCAAGGATACATTAATGGTATTAAACGATTAAGAGATAGTATTTCTAAATTAGTAGGAGGTAACCCAAACATTGAATATAATATTGAAAACAGTGATTTAAAGGATAAAACTCGTTTTTTAAGAGGAAAATATGCTGCTTTAAAATCAATTGAATTTTTATTTAAACAATTTAGTGTTGATGAAGTTGATGAAGCCCTAGTAGCTTTAGTTGGTTTTGCACTTTCACTAACGGGTATTAACCCAACATTCTTTAAAATAACAGGACAAAAATCAGGCGCCCCTGGAAACGTAGATAAGTTTGAAAAAGGCCAAAATATTATTTTATTTAATGTAGATGGTGATTATGAACCAATCCAAATTGAGGATACATCTTTATTTGGTGGCTTAAAAATTAACTTTAAAATTGAAAAAGGTGGTCAACCTTATGCTGTATCAATTAATGCCCGAAATAATGGTAATACTCAAGGTACTTTAGAAGTCCAAAAAATTAAAAAAATATAATTATGTGCGATTGCGGATGTGGAACTTGTAGTACAAAACAACCAGTAGTGTTAAATGAAAGTTTAGCTCCAAAAGCTATCCTATCTGAAGGCTTAAAATTTCACATGGATAACGCACGACCTCTTACTGAGCACGTATTCCGTGCTGGCTCGGAGAATTATTTCAATTTATGGGCTGAAGCCCGCGCTTTATACGCACGCAACATCCTTGAAGTCCAAGGAGATGATTTAGAAGTGCTACTTGAAACAGATCTCGGTCATTTCGCATTAGTTGAAGGTAAAAAAGTTCCATTAGATTTTCCTATGGAATTAAATGAAGAAGAAGTTAACGAGGAAGCAAAGAAAAAATTAAATAAACCAATGCGCGACTCATCAGGAGGTAAAGCATATAAGGTTTATGTTAAGGATCCTAAAACTAAAAAAATCAAAACAATCCGTTTTGGTTCAGGTGGTTTAAGGGCTAAAATCAACAACAAAGATGCTCGTAACGCATTCGCAGCAAGACACAAATGCTCAACTAAAAAGGACAAAACAAAAGCAGGATATTGGTCTTGTAGACTTCCACGTTATGCAAAATTACTCGGACTCAAATCAAACTTCTCAGGATTCTGGTGATAAACCCTACATTGACATAGAAGTCAATGACAAGTATATTATTAGAGAATTTAGTGAAAACATTAACCCCATTGAGTTAATGTGGCACCGCGATGACGAAGATCGTACAATTGAAATTATAGGAGACACAAATTGGTCAATCCAACTTGATAATCAGTTGCCATCTTCCCTAAACGAACGTATATTTATAAAACGTCATGAGTGGCATCGTGTTATAAAAGGCACGGGTAATCTTACACTCAAGATACATTTAGACTGATTCATAGCCAGTCGATTCTAATTCAATTTTTATGGGAGCTGTGGCCCCACAATTTGGATTCCCAAAATATCTTTCGTATATTTAGGGGTTAAAAATAAAAGTAAATGATAGAGAAATTAGTAATCGTAGGTGCTGGAGTTGCAGGAGTCAATGCAGCTACCAAACTTGTAGACAACGGCTTCCCAGGAGAAAACATCACAATCATTGATATGGGTAAAGATCCATATAATAGAAAATACTCTGAAGTAATGGAAGGTTTTTTAGGAGCTGGAGGTTGGAGTGATGGTAAATTAACTTATCATACTTCAATTGGTGGTCAGTTAGCTAAATATTGTGGTGAAGAAAAGGCAATGTCATTATTTGATCAAGTAATTACAAACTTCAAACGCTTCCACCCCAAACCAGAGGAAGTACAATGTTCAGACCCCCAAGCAGAACCCGATTTTATTAAACCCTATTTTGGTTTAAGATTATTTCCGGTATGGCATGTTGGTACAGATTATTTACATGAAATAGGTAAAAATTGGTATGACTTTTTAGTTAAAAGTGGTGTTAATTTTATTTGGGAAAATAAAGTTACAAGTATAGATTTTAATATAAATGAACTAAAATATGAAGGTCCTCCAATTAGTGAGGTAGTAAAAGTATTATCATATGACCGCTTAATGTTTGCAGTAGGTAAATCAGGTATTGACTTTGGTAAGCAACTAGCAGACGATTATACCTTACCAACTGAACCAAAACCAGTACAAATTGGGGTGCGATTTGAAGCACCACAAGAACACTTCCAAAAACTAATTGATATTAGTTACGATTTTAAATTATATAGAAAATTCGATGAAGGAGTATCACTACGTTCTTTCTGTACAAACAACAATGCAGCATATGTTGCCGTTGAAGAAACGTATGGAAATCACAGTTACAACGGACATGCTAAAAAAGATGAAGCATTCCGGAATAATATGACCAATTTTGGTATACTAATGGAAATACCAGGCATTGAAGAACCATTTGCTTGGTCTAGAGAATTAGTATCTAAAGTAAATAAAGAAGGTACTGGTTTATATTATAGCCCAACTCGTACACCATCTACAACATCTGAAGGTGAAGATGTAAGCGCTGTATCTATTACAGAAGAACAAATGAGTGAAGTTAGGAGTGTCTTCCACGGATATTATTCGTATATTGATGACTTCATTGATGATATGAAGAAAGTATTTCCAACATTAGGTGACGATTGGGGGGTTTATATTCCTGAAGTTAAATATTTGTCACCTGAGCCATTGGTTAACTATAAAGATTTATCATTAAACGATTATCCTAATGTCCACTTTGTAGGCGATGCTTTATCAGCACGTGGTATTACAGTATCAGGTGCTCAAGGTACATATGTTGCTGAATATATCTTAAACGAATTTTGCTCCATGAAAGAGGGTGCGTATATTTGCGAATGGGATAACCACCAAGGAGATAATATTACATTTTAATAAATAAACAAGTTATGGCTAAGAAACAAAAGTTTTATGAATACAAAGAAATTAATTCACAAGGTGCAATACTTCATTTAGCTCGTTATAAGGATGAAGAAAATTGGAAATTCCATAGATGGGATGGCCCAGCAATTGAACCCCATTCAAAAGAATGTAAAATGGTAAAATCCTATTATCTAAACGGGATTGAATATGATTATGAATCATATAGTGGGATTATGCAAGAACGTGAGGGTTTACCTTGGTATAAAAACCAATCAATGAAAAATTCACTTCAAGATTATAGACATTAATATGGGGAAACCTATTGTAATTAACGCTAAAGAGTGTAAAGAATGTAATGTTCCTAAAGGGTGGGGGCATGAAATTATATTTGAAAATAACGAGCTTTACTGTGGTAAGTTGCTCGTGTTTAAAAAGGATTGTAATTTTAGTATGCATTACCACTTAATTAAAGATGAAACTTGGTATGTTCAAGAAGGTGAATTTTTATACCGATGGATTGATACCGAAACAGGTGAAGTACACGAAAATAAACTCCGTAAAGGCGATTCTGTAAGACAATTCCCAGGACAACCACACCAAGTGATGGCGTTAACTGATGGTATTTTATTTGAAGTAAGCACTGAACATTTTGATAGTGATAGCTATCGTGTATATCGTAAATGGTTAGATAATAAAGACGTATGAAAATAGGATTATGTGGTACAATGAGTGTGGGTAAAACCACACTAGTTAATGCTCTTAAAGAGCGTCCTGAATTTAAGGATTATATGTTTAGAACAGAACGTTCTAAGGAGCTAATGGCTCAAGGCATTCCATTAAACACCGATTCAACATTAAAGGGGCAAACAGTATTTTTAGCGGAACGTACAGGTGAATTAATGATAGAAAATGTTATTACTGATAGAACTGTAATTGATGTTATGGCTTTTGCTCGTTCTTCTAAATCAATAGACTCACCCGATAAGGATTTATTTGGAGAGTATGCTCGTCGTTTTATAAAAGAATACGATTATATATTTTATGTCTCACCTGTGGGGGTAGAAATGGAAGATAATGGTGTTAGAGAAACTAATACAGATTATAGAGATTTAATTGACTTTACTATTAGTAAAATATTATCAGAACAAAAACATCGTATTAAAAATCTTAACACATTATCAGGTAGCACCGAAAATCGCATTGAGCAAATGTTAGAGGCGATTTCTCTGTAATATTTATAATAAAATAATATTATAATGAAACGTTCAGAACTAGCAGAATATATTAAAGAAACTATTGTAGATGTACTTTCAGAAGTATCCCAAGAAGATGTTGATACAGCTAAAGCATATAATGACGAATTAGAAAAAACTAAATCATTACAAGCTGATTTAACAGAAGATGATGACGTAGAACCAACATCTAAGGATATTAAGAAAAACGATTCAATCTCCACCATCTCTCGTAAACTACAGGATACTAATAAAGAAATGAAAACCGTAGTTAACAAGTGGAAACAAGCTGAAGGTGAAGATAAAGAAAGACTATTAGCCCGTCTTAAAGATTTAACTAAAATTAAAAAAGAGCTTGAAGGACTTATTTAAAAATATTCAAACTCTACTAGTTGTAGTATTAGCAGTACTTTTGTTATATCAAAAAGGCTGCTCTTCTACCCCTCAGGTAGAACCTGAAGTTATTACTGAGGTAGTAACTAGATGGGATACGTTAAAGGTTGCCACTAAAGAGTATGTGCCTAAATATATTAGAAAAACAATAGTAAAAATTGACACCTTCCAGGTACCTATTGATACTATTTCTATTCTAAAAGATTACTATGCAAAATATTTTTACACTGATACTGTTAAGGTTGATAGCCTTGGTTTTATAGTGATAAATGATACGGTTACTCGTAACTTAATATCAATGCGAAATGTTCAATCCAACATATTCATCCCAACAACAACAATTACTAATACTATTTACCTCTACAAACGTGAGCTCTTTGGAGGCGTTTCGGTAGGCAGTACCCCCACAGCAATCCAAAACCTTAATGGTGAATTGCTATTCGTAAATAAAAAAAGACAAGCATACGGTTTTGGTTTAGGTTTAAACAATAATTTCGACCCTATATACACAGCCCGTTTGTACTGGAAAATAGGTAAATAATGGCAGAACCTAATTTAAGGCAAATCATTCAACAAGAGTATATTAAATGCGCTGCTGACCCAGTTCATTTTATGAAAAAGTACTGTATGATTCAACACCCACAACGTGGGCGTATTCCATTTCAACTTTACCCATTCCAAGAAAAAGTTTTAACTTTATTTCAAGAAAACCCATACTCGGTAGTACTTAAATCTCGACAGCTAGGTATTTCTACTTTAGGTGCTGGTTATTCTTTATGGTTAATGTTATTTCATAAGGATAAAAACGTACTTTGTATTGCGACAAAGCAGGATACAGCGAAAAACATGGTTACGAAAGTAAAATTCATGTATGAAAATTTACCTTCATGGCTCAAAATACCTGCAGACGAAAACAACAAATTAACATTACGATTAAATAACGGCTCTCAAATTAAAGCCACCGCTGCATCAAGTGATGCAGGTAGATCAGAAGCAGTTTCTCTTTTATTAATTGATGAGGCTGCTTTTATTGAAAATATTGGTGAAATTTGGGCCTCCGCTCAACAAACCCTAGCTACTGGTGGTGGGTGTATAGCATTATCTACTCCTTATGGTACAGGTAATTGGTTCCATCAAACTTGGGTTAGAGCCGAAAATAATGAAAATGATTTTTTACCTATTAAATTACCTTGGTACGTCCACCCAGAACGTGACCAAAAATGGAGAGATAGGCAGGATGAATTATTAGGTGACCCTAGAATGGCAGCACAAGAGTGTGATTGTGATTTTAATACTTCAGGTGATACAGTATTCTATTCTGAATATCTTGAATTTTATGAACAAACTTATATTAAGGACCCCCTTGAAAGAAGAGGTGCTGACCGAAATTTATGGATTTGGGAACCTGCGGATTATTCTAGGACCTACCTTGTAGTTGCTGATGTTGCTCGTGGGGATGGGAAAGATTATTCCGCATTCCACGTTATTGATATTGAAACAAATACTCAAGTAGCAGAATATAAAGGTCAAATTGGTACTAAAGAATATGGTAATTTATTAGTAGGTATAGCTACTGAGTATAATGAAGCTTTACTTGTAGTAGAAAATGCTTCTATTGGTTGGGCTACAATTCAAACTATTATAGATAGACAATATGTAAATTTATATTATTCAACTAAAAGTGATTCTACAAGAGCAGATTCGTATTTTGACAAATATATGGATACAAGCAGAATGGTACCTGGTTTTAGTATGACATCTAGAGTTAGACCTTTAGTTGTAGGTAAGCTTCAAGAATATGTTAATGATAAATCAGTCACAATTCAGTCTAGACGCTTACTAGAGGAAATGAAAGTCTTTATGTGGAAAAATGGACGTGCAGAAGCCCAACAAGGTTATAACGATGATTTGGTTATGTCATTTGGGATTGGTATGTTTATGCGTGATACATCATTTAAATTTAGCCAACAACATTTAGATATGAGTAAAGCAACATTAAATAGCATTTCTACTAATAAAGTGTCCTGGAAAGGTGGTTATAATGCTAATAATGTTGATAACCCATATATGCAGGACATAAATGGAAAGCAAGAAGACATTAGTTGGCTTCTTAGATAATATTTATAATAATAAATTAAATTATGGCTGATACTAGCTTATTCAAAAGATTAAAAAGATTATTTTCATCTGATGTTGTAATTAGAAACATTGGAGGAAATCAACTTAAAGTAATGGATACCGACCACATCCAAACTTCAGGGGAATTTGCTACGAACTCTCTAATGGGTCGTTACCAGGGTATATACCAAAACCCAGCTTCTACCTCTTTATATGGCCAACAATTTAACCTTAACTACCAATACCTAAGAGCTCAATTATACTCAGATTATGATGTAATGGATACAGATGCAATTATTGCCTCTGCTCTTGATATTGTTGCTGATGAATGTTCATTAAAGAATGATATGGGAGAAGTCCTCCAAATTAAATCATCAGATGAAGATATCCAAAAAATATTATATAACTTATTTTACGACGTACTTAATGTTGAATTTAACCTTTGGGCTTGGACGCGTCAAATGTGTAAGTATGGTGATTTTTTCCTTAAACTAGAGATATCAGAAAAATTTGGTGTATATAATGTAATCCCTTACTCAGCATATCATATTGA